AGCCTCTAACAGGTGGCCCCCTAAGTACAGGGTTAAGAAGGCTGCTTGGGTAAGAAGAGGGATATATAAATGTGTCGGATATAAAAAGAGAGCACACCAAGTCCCCGTGTCACGTAAAGAGAAAGTTAAGCGTAAGAATAATGTGAGTGTAGATCACATTGTCCCTGTCATTGATCCTAACAAGGGGTTTAAGTCCTGGGACGAGGTGATAAAGCGTATGTTCTGTGAGGCTAAGGGACTACAAGTTCTTTGTCACCAGTGTCATTCAACTAAAACCAAAGACGAAAGGATCAAGAGATATAAATGAACATTCTTTTACTCGACATCGAAACAGCGCCCAACCTAGCACATGTCTGGAAATTTTGGCAGGAAAATGTAGGTGCCAACCAGGTCATGCAACACAGTACCATGCTCAGCTTCGCAGCCAAGTGGATAGGCGATGAAGCCATAGCCTATGCGGACGTAGAGCACCAGAGCGAGAAGAAAATGCTCAGGTTCATGAACAGCCTACTTAATAAGGCTGACTGTATCGTAGCGCACAACGGTAACAAGTTCGACATGCCCAAGATTAGGGGCAGGTCACTGGTTCATGGCTTAGCTCTCCCCTCCCCTTACAAGCAGATCGACACCTACCTCATAGCACGTAAGGAGTTTGGGTTCGATAGTAACAGCCTTGAGTACCTAGCTAAGGTGCTTAACCTACCACATCAGAAGAAAAAACATAGGAAATATCCCGGCCATGAAATGTGGGTGGAGTGCCTCAAGGGCAACCCCGAGGCATGGGCTGAGATGCGGGTGTATAACATTCAGGACATACATGTGTTGGAAGACCTGTACATGCTGGTTAGACCCTATGCCCTTACCCATCCCAACTTCGGTGTGTTCTTAGAGAGTGAGGAGACAGTGTGCCCCAAGTGTGGTAGTGAGGACAGGATCAAGGATGGCTTCGCTCGTACTATGGTAGGGAAGTTCCCCAAGTACCAGTGCCGTGAATGTGGTGGCTGGTACCGTAGTAGGTTCTCGGTGTACGACAAAGAGAAGCGTCGGGCACTGGCGGTGAACGTGGCTACGTAATGTTCTATTACATCATAGGAGCAGGCTTGATCCTAATTATCATAGGTATGCTCCGTCTCCTGTGGAAATATGTGGACCTAATAGAATGAACCTTGACATCATCAACAGCATCTTGATCATGGTGGCAGGAGGCTTCATCTCTGTCTCCGTGGTCAAGCTGTATCGAGACAAGCTTGTACGTGGAGTGAGCCCTGTCCATGTGGGCTTCTTCACGGGGTATGGCTTCTGGCATATCTATTTCTTCTCCTCACTCGAGCAGTGGTGGAGTGTGATGGGTGGTATAGTAGCCACCTCAATGAACACCATATGGTTCTCCATGCTGATCTACTACACGATCTGGCCAAGAGGGAACGTACCAAGGAACCCTTACACATGACATACGGACCTACCTGTCCTGTATCGGACAGCATCCACAGGGAGAAATACAGGCAGCCTAACGAAAGTTTCGAGGAGAGCCAGGAGAGGGTGGCTGGTGCTCTAGCAGACAATGAGGATCACAGGCTACAGCTCAAGGACATCCTCCTGAACCAGAGGTTCTTACCAGCAGGGCGGATACAGAGCACAGTAGGGAGTGTACGTAACAGCACTCCCTTCAACTGTTTCGTATCAGACACCATAGGTGACAGCCTAGTGTCCATCATGGACAAGCTGAAGGAGGCTGCCCTCACCATGCAGAAGGGAGGTGGTATTGGGTATGATTTTTCTGGCTTGCGGCATCACGGTGCTCCTATTGTTAAGCTCGACACTGTTGCTTCGGGACCAATCTCTTTTATGGACACGTATAATGCTATGTGTGGTACTGTTATGGCTGCTGGTTGGCGCCGTGGTGCTATGATGGCAGTGCTCAGGGTAGATCACCCTGACATTGAGGCGTTCATACGTAAGAAGCAGGACGAGACAAGTCTTAAGAACTTCAACATCTCCGTGGGTGTGACAGATAAGTTCATGCGTGCAGTGGTGGATGACCTCCCCTTTAACCTTGTGTTCGGTGGGCAGGTGATCAAACAGGTACAAGCGCGTGGCCTGTGGGAAGAGATCATGCGTGCTACGTGGGTGTGGGCTGAGCCAGGGGTGCTGTTCCTCGACACCATCAACAAGATGAACAACCTCTACTACTGTGAGCACATCCAAGCCACCAACCCTTGTGCAGAGCAGCCTCTCCCTCCTTATGGGGCCTGCCTCCTTGGTAGCTTCAATCTTGTCAAGTATATATATTTAGAAGAAAATGATGATATAGGAGCATGTTGGTGTTTTGATTATAACCAATTCAAAAAGGACATACCCCCTGTCGTAAGGGCTATAGACAATGTGATAGACCTTGCTGACTTCCCCCTCCCTCAACAGAAGCTTGAGGCTTATAACAAGAGGCGTATGGGGCTTGGTATCACAGGCCTGGGCAACGTGTTCACTGCTTTAGGACATAGGTATGGGGACGAGGATAGCGTATATTTCACTAAAGAAATAATGGCAATACTGGTGTCGACAGCTTACCGTACCTCAGCGGGCCTAGCCCATGAGAAGGGGGTCTTCCCCCTGTATGACAAGGAGAAGTTTGCCAATGGAACCTTTTATAAGACACTACCAGAGTTCGTTAAGTGTGATATTGACTATAGTGGTCTTCGCAACTCACATCTTATTTCTATCGCACCCGCCGGAACCATATCTTTTACTGCTGATAACGTCTCTTCAGGCATAGAGCCTACCTTCGCTCATGTCACAGACAGGACAGTGATGAGTGAGGACGGTACTAGGCTGGTGCAAGTGGAGGACTATGCTCTTGCTAAGTGGGGCCTGTTAGGAGACACAGCCAATGACCTATCTATTGAAGACCACCTTGCTATCCTCCTCGCGGCGTATCCCTATGTGGACAGTGCTATATCTAAGACCATTAACATTGGAGACAACGTATCCTTTGATGAGTTCAAGGGGGTTTATATGGCAGCCTGGGTGGGGGGTGCGAAAGGGTGCACGACCCATAGACGTAAGGGAAGGAGACAGGGCATGATGGAGGCAGCGTGCTTCATCGACCCTGAGACAGGGAACAAGGATTGTGGTTGAACCTAAGCCTAAGCCTAAAGGGTGGCTTGAACGTCAGATCAAGATGGCTCAGAAAGAGATGGAAGCTTGGCCGCAGTGGATGAAGGACTGCGCGACCTTCGAGGGAAGTGGTAGAGATGACACATGATTGGGGGAGCCCACCTGTGAAACCGTATGAAGGTATCTGGATGCGACAGTTCGGAGGGGACCATTACGATCAACCTATCCAACCCACCATTTTCTGCTATGTGAACCATCTGGATGTACTCGAGAGTAACATAGTCAAGTATGTCTGTAGGCACAAGAACAAGGAGAAGAAGAAGAAGGGCAAGGGTAAGCAGGACATAGAGAAGCTTATCCACTATGCCCAAATGATATTGGAGATGGAATATGGGCAATGATAAAGGAATATTTCCAGCTAGGAGCTACGCTGATCAGAAGCTTCACGATCTTTATAAAAAAATAAAGGAGATGGAGGAGAGGATCATAGCCCTAGAGGTAAAGGGGGCTACGTATGCAAATGGTAGATACTAACCTTCTATACAGTAAGATCGCTGGTCTCAACAGGTGGGAGCACAGGTGGATACGGGCTGCCATGGAGAATGCTGAGTTCAGTAAGGACCCTAGTACTAAGTGTGGTGCTGTCATTGTGGACCCCGATTGTAGAAGGAGAGTGAGTGAGGGGTACAACGGGCTACCGCAGCTGATAGAGGACACAGCGGAAAGACTACACGACAAGGATTTTAAGTATGGAGCCACCATCCATGCTGAACTTAACGCCATCCTCTTCGCTAGGTGTAATCTTTTTAACCACCAGATGTACACCGTCACTCCTCCCTGTCACAGGTGTGCAGCTCACATCGTTCAAGTAGGTATCAGCCATGTGGCTTGGCTTGCACCCACACCAGATTATTGGAGCAGGTGGAAGGATACATGTATGTTTGGACGAGGCCTCATGGAAGAGGCTGGCATCTTTATGATGGAGATAGGATAATGAGTATTGGAAAGACAGAGTTTCTCTCACGACCATACACGAAGAAGTACAATGAGGGATGGGAGGGCATCTGGGGCAAGACGAAGAAGGGCCTCCTTGTTCCTAAGAAGGTGCTCCTTGTTCCAGAAAAAAATTCAAGGAAGAAGGGATGAGTGGCACCCGGCGGGCAGGATCAGGCAAGCGAGCGGCTCGAGCTCGCTTAGCCGCACACGCGGCAACTATTTCAAACACAATACCCCCCACTGTCTGCCCTGAGTGTGCGAAAAAAACTGAGGAGCTGAGGGTAGCACATGTCACCATCAAATATCTACAGCGTCAGATGGTTGAGATGGCATCAAAGATAGTCCCTCCACCTAAAAAGCGGTGGCCTCAGGACTACGATCTACCTGGATAACACAAAAACCCCTGTAGCATGGTTTTAAGCACGCTACAGGGGTTTCTCTATGTCTGGGCTGGGTACCTACTAGTGGGTAGGAGGTAGGCTACTGTAGCACGCTTAAACGGAGTGTTTTTACCCCCTGGTATCCACTTACCAGGAGAAACCTCCGCCTGCCCGCACGCCCCAGTAAATTGCATACCTTTTGGCCCAGCCGACCCCGCTGTATACCATGCCAGCGAGTAACATCTCATCTGCTTGGAGACGGGACAGTCCCCAGTGTCCCTTGGTACGATAGATCAGGTCATGGAAGATGGCAGCCTGAATGTGCTTGCCTACCTGAGGGATCAAACTCCTCAGTGCTCGAGGTATGGAAGCTAGGTCCGTCTTGAACCCGGTATGTACCTTGAAGGGCATATCAGACCAGAAGGCAGACAGCTCCTCTTCCACCAACCAACACCCCTCGTCCACTAGCCAGCGGAGGAGAGGGTTTTTCTTTGCGTAGACCATGCCTCTAGCCATTAGTTAACCACCTCCACTGGGGCCACTACAATGACAGGTACGGGCTGTCCGTCCTCTCTAGGTAGCATGGGGCGAGGCTGTAGTATAGTAGCGATACGTCTAAGGTAGCTCTCCATGTTGGGACAGCTACGTAGGTAGGAGATGAACCATGCGTCCCCTCTCTGGTCAGCCATCCTGAGTACGAGCTCAACAGAACGCTTGCACCTAAGTATCTCAGCCTTCTCTGCTATCTTGTAGCGTGTCTCCTTCACCGCGGTGACAGCACCAGACAGGCCAAGGCCTACTGCTTGTAGCTGAGCACAGCCACTGATGAACACGACCATAGCTAAGACGATCATCATTTCTTTCATATTAAAATTTCTCCAACAGTCCACCTAACCGGACCAGTATGGAACCAATGTTGTTGACGACATCAGGATTGAAGCCAAGTGCAGCCCATACGCTACCTGCTACACCAAGGATGCCAAGGAAGGAGGAGGTCTTAGGGCTACCCTCTGAGGAATTGGCAACTGTTCCTATCAGCTTCTCAAGCTTACGGAGAAGTGGTCCCATCACTTACCTAGTGTATCCATCAGTTCTTGTTTAGTGAGACACGAACCAATAACCTCCCGTGCTACCCCCCACTGTGGATCAACATATGTTTTCATGATAGGCACCATCCTTTCTACCTCTGTCTCACACGCGAGGCGGTCTTCAAAAGGATTCATATCAGACTCGGCCAGCATACACCCTAGCCCCATCCAACAAGCAATTATCGTAGCATACAACATTATTTATCCTCCTTAAGGCCGTGTTGAATATGAATGTGAGGCCCACCCTTACCGTCCTCTAGGTCCACAAAGAACTTAGGTCCTAGTATGGCCTGTATGTCCTTCACCATCTTGTGCTTGTTCTTGTGTGATAACTGTCTACTTCGGATGTCAATAGCGTTGCCACTGAAGTGCTTACTACCCGGTGAGTGTGTCCCCTTCGTAGTAGAGGTGATAACCAGGGGAACTTTGAGTGCATCAAAGAGGGGAGAGATTGCATCAATGGTGTCGAGCATCACAGGCTCAAGGGCTTCAAGGCTTATGTTCGGCGCAGTTTCTACGTTAAGAACATCCTTCCCTTCACCTCCTTCTAAGGGCCTAGAGCCTGGAAGCTCTCTTCTCTCTATCACTGTCGAAGGTGTAAGGAGGGCCTGTATGTCTTGTATGAAGTCCATATCACTGGTTCCCTTGAACTGTTCCTTGTACTTCTTGGTTTGCAACAGGAAGTCTGCATCACGGTTAAGATTGTCGAGCCTCTTCTGAAGAGGACCATCCTGAGCAAACGTACCACTTGCGGGGGTACCAAGGCTACTCTCACCCTCGCCCAGTTTGAAGCTCTCGCTGTCTTGCACCTCAAACTTCTTGGTGACATTGTTGTACTTGATCTCAAAGTCTCTGCCCTTCCTACCGAAGCCTCCCAGATTACGCATCTCTCTCACCTGGTTCTGCATGTCCCCCTGTACAGTGTCAAAGGCGAACGCACCTACCTCCCCCGCCCTCTCGGGGAAGTAAGTAAAGGAGGCTTCCAGGTTCGGAAGAAAGTTAGGATGGGTATACTGCTCAGTCAGGACATCTTTATTTTCCCTAGTAAGCCTGTCTTGTGCGTTAAACAGGGGACCTTGGAACTTAACGAATGCATAGGCATCCCCGGCTTTAAGGACCCTTACGTTCCGTTGGTTCATGTCCGCTATCACATTAACTACCCCTTGGATACGTTCTGCCTGTTCCCTAGGATTGTAGTTGGTCTCGTCGGTACCAAGCGGAGCTAAGGACCCAGGCTTGGGGTTATGGTCTCGAGGCAGCATGTCCCACATTTGAGGCTTGGCCGGGGTTAACCGCATGAGCTCGCTCTTCATCCTCTCAGTGATGGCTGCCCGTGTCCCAGTAGCCGTCATAGCCACCTTAAGCACACTTGCAGCTATCTCCGGGCTGGTCCTAACGAGCGCCATTAAGGTAGGCATGGCCTGTATAAGGTTAAGTTCCGCCGTGGTGTTGACCCAATCCAAGGTTAGTGCTATAGACTTCAGGGTGCTGAGGTCCTTGACATCCCCCATCCCCATGACGCCCTGTGTTAGATCAATGATCAGGCTATCAACAAACTTCATGTGGTCTTCTCTCTCTGGTGTAGTCAGCCCTCTAACCAGCGCAACCTGTTCCACTCTGAACACATCAGCCAGCTCCGCCACAGCTCTGAACTGCTCCTTGATGGCTCCAACATCAGCCTCTGTAGCTGTACGTAACATGTCATTGAGCCTGTTGACCATAGGACCGCAGCTGCTATGACTAAACTGGGCCTCACCGTGGACAAGAAGGGTGAGATAGGTGAGACGGCAAGGGTTGAGTATTTCGAGGTGAGGCCACAGATACAAGAAGATACTTTTAAGACAGCAGTGATAGGGCTGCGCCCTATGGTCAACAGACTTAATGACATGTTACGTATAGCTACAGAGGCCGATGTTGGAGCCATCAAGGAGCAGTTCAGAGCTGTGGCGGAGCTGGCTGATGTGTTCAGAGTGGAACAGGTTGAGCTGGTTAGAGGGCTGACTACACCAGAGAGAGAAGACCACATGAAATTTGTTGATAGCCTGATCATTGACCTGACACAGGGCGTCATGGGGATGAGTGATGTCAAGGACCTCAGCACCTTGAAGTCTATAGCACTAACCTTGGATTGGGTCAACACCACGTCGGAGCTTAACCTTATACAGGCCATGCCTACCTTAATGGCGCTCGTTAGGACCAGCCCGGAGATAGCTGCAAGTGTGCTTAAAGTGGCTATGACGGCTACTGGGACACGGGTCAAGATAACTGAGAGGATAAAGAGCGAGCTCCTGCGGCTGACCCCAGCCAAGCCTCAGATGTGGG